ACTGGTACACTTATCAAGCAGACCTCCGGCCAGATTGTTACCGATTGGGGCCAGGGCTACTTCATCGGCCTGAAATTCACACCGGATTCTGATGCAACCACCACCAAGGTCGGTATTGTTCCGTCCTCCGGTTCTGGAATGGTTGCACTGGATGAGGATAACCTGGCGATGTTCAAGCTCACGGACATCAATTCGCAGCGTCTCAAGGTTGTATCCCTGAGAACTGGCGAGGAGAAGACATGGTTCTTCGATCTGTCCGGCTTGACGCTGTCGGATGAGTAAGGGGGTGCGCTATGGTAGTTGTAACTCCTGATTATGCTGGAAAACCGGCACCGAAGCCTGCACCGAAGGCCGAGGAAAAGAAGACAAAGAAGAGCGGAAAGTAAGAGGTAGAAGGCTATGGCTGACGCAGTAACACCGACCCCGGAAGAGATCATGCTGGGGATGTTGAAAGTTGATTTGAGACTCTCTACAAATGCATACGATGCGCGGCTGGGCCAGTATATCACGTCCGCTAAGGCAGAGATCATCCGGGAGGGGTACACCTTCCCGGAGACTCTGACCGTTGACGATATGCAGTTGATTACGCTCAAAGCGCAGCTTGCATGGAGAACAGCGCGAGGGGAGAGAGTGGACGATTTGAAGCGGATGCTCCGGCTCAAATTGAACAACACAATCTTCGCTCAAAAGATGGGTGGTGGATCGGATGACTGATGGAGTAATAACATTGGTTTCCAAGACCATCACACAGAATGAGGTCAAGGCCATTGTGGAGACGGAGAGCACGCGGGACGTGTTCTGCGAGGTGCAGTCTGTTGGGCGCTCTGACTTTTACCAGGCACAGCAGGCAGGTCTTGACTTGTCCTTCGTGTTCGTGACAGATGCCGCCAATTATCAAGGCGAACGCGAGTTGGAATACGAGGGCAACCGATACGCGATCACGCGAACATACCTGCGAGACAGTGACAAGCTGGAAATCTACGCAGGCACAGCCGTTGGGCTGAATGGGTCGGAGGTGGTGCCGGATGGACCTGACCAAGGAGATCAATAGCATCCTGCAAGAGTATGCAAGTGCCGTGGATAAGTGTGTTTTGGAAGTGGAAACGGCGGTTTCCAAGGAAGCCATCAAGAAGCTCAAAAGCACATCGCCCAAAGCAAAGCGCAACGGCGGCCACAAGCACTATGCAGACGATTGGAAAGTGGATAATAAGAGTAAAAAGCACTACGCGCACACGATTATCCATAACAAGCAGTACCAGCTCACGCATCTGCTCGAAAAGGGGCATGACATTGTCAGAAATGGCAAGGTAGTCGGACACGCGAATGCGCAACCGCACATCAAGCCCGTGGAAGAGTGGGTGAAGACCGAAGTGGAGCAGCAGATCGAGAAGCAGATCAAAGGAGGATTGGAATGACAAGGGCAGAATTTGCAACACAATTAGCCACGGCCGTGACCAATGTCTTTTATGATCACGCTCCACTCGGCACAAAGTTGCCATACGTCGCATACACATGGGACTATGACAACTATCCTGCGGATGACAAGGCGTTCCAGCGTATCGTAACAGTAACCGTAACACACTATCATGCAGATTATTCGGACGGAGAAGCATTGAAGACCGTATTCGATGAGAACGACCTTTTTTGGACGTGCGATTCCTTCTATGACTCTGATATGAAAGTCTACATTGATACCTATACCATGGAGGTAATGGCAAATGAATAATAACAAGGTTAAGTTTGGCCTCTCCAACGTTCATTATGCCGTTGTGACGGAGACAGTAAATGCATCCACCGGCGCGATCACGTCCAGCTATGGACCCGTGAAGGCATGGCCGGGAGCAGTCAACCTGACCTGCGATCCGAATGGCGAGGATTCACCGTTCCGCGCAGATGATATGGACTACTTCATGCTGTCGATGAACAACGGATACACAGGCACATACGAATGCGCAGATGTGCCGGAAGATGTGGAGCTGAACGTTTACGGCCAGACCAAAGACGCAAATGGTGTCATCACCGAGAAGGCATCCGACACCAAGAAATACATCGCTCTGATGTTTGAGTTCAAGGGCGATCAGAAGAAGCGGAGATTCGTGTTCTATCGCGTGATGCTTTCCCGTCATCCGGTCAACGGACAGACAACGGACACCACGATTACACCGAGCACGGACAGCATCAGCTTCACGGCTACACCGCGCCCGGATGATGACGCTGTGAAGTCCTGTGTATACCAGGGCGATGCTGCATACTCTGGATGGTATTCATCCGTCTATGCAGGCGGTACTGTGATCCCGTCCGTATCCATCGAGCCGAAGGTTATCAACCTTGGAACAACCGGCTCTTTTGATCTGGATGTCGCAGTGGTTCCGGCAGGGCAGACAGTAACCTTCACGAGCAGTGATGGAGATGTTGCAACCGTGACCAGCGCAGGCAAGATCGAAGCAGTTGCCGCAGGCGATTGTGTGATCACCGCATCCATCACCGTTGATGGTGTGGAGTACACCGACACCGTGACGGTCATCGTCGCATAATAACTACACACAACCGAGCCCGGCTACATTCATGCGGTCGGGCTCTTTCTTTGCATAGAAGGAGGACTCTATGAGGAAAGAGATTGAAGTTAATGGGCGGAAGGTTGCACTGGAATGCAACAGCGCCACACCGCTCGTGATGAAGCGGATTTTCAAGTTTGATTTTATGACATTTATTTCCAACATGAACGATTATGAGATCGGGGATCAGTTGGAAAAGTCGGAGCAGGCAGCCTACATCATGGCACTGATGGCGGATCATCCGCTCCGGGACGTGCTCAACATGAACGCGGATGGCTTTTGGGAGTGGCTGGCTGGGTTTGAATTCATTGATATGAACAGCATCATCATCCCTGCGGCGATGGAGCTGTGGACGAGCAATAGCGAGACCTCATCCACACCAAAAAACGCGGACGGGCCACAGTAAGACCGATTACTGTTGGCCTCTTTATGCTTCGTGCGAAGCAGATCGGCCTGTCATTGATGGAGATGGAGTATCTAACCATCGGCGAAGTCTATGACATGGTGATTGAACAAGGAAACGACTATGAAGAGTGGGATGCAAAAGCCACTCAGGACGATATAGACAAGTTTATGAAGTAAACGAGGTGCACACATGGCAAGCGGAACGATCAAAGGTATCACAATCGAAATAGAGGGTAAGACTTCCGGCCTTGTGAAGTCCCTTGGAGATGTCAATAAGTCGCTCTCATTGACGCAGAAGAGCTTAAAGACCGTCAATCAGGCGCTCAAAATGAATCCCGGGGACATCGACACGCTCAAAAAGAAGCAGGACATCCTCAACACGGCCATTGAGCAGACTCGGGAGAAGTTGGAACTTGAAAAGAAGGCCGCCGAGGATGCTGCGAAGGCTCTGGAAGAAGGCACCATCACCAAGAGCCAATACGATGCGCTGCAAGCGGAGGTTGCGAAAACATCCGCAGAGATGAATAAGTTGGAAAGGGAAGCACTTGCGACCGACAAGGCACTCGACAAGACCGCAGAGACCGGGCGATTTGACAAGCTCAAAGGTGCGCTCGACAAGGTCGGAAAAGGTCTGAAAGTGGCTGCCAAAGCCACCACAGCGGTCATCGCCGGAGCTACGGCCATTGGAGCCGGTATCACAAAGATTGCGTCCAGTAGTGCGGAGTATGCGGATGAGGTCGACAAGATGTCGCAAAAGATCGGCATCTCCAAGAAAGCATACCAGGAATGGTCCTATGTGATGGGGCAGAACGGCATGGATGTCGATGCGCTCCAAACGGGCATGAAGACGCTCAACACGCAGATCCTGAAGACGCAAGAGGCCACGGATAAATCAAAGACCGCGCTCGGCAAGTTGGGCGTTGCTGTGACTGACAGTTCCGGAAAGCTCCGTTCGCAGGAGGATATCCTTTTCGACACAATTTCAGCACTTGCCAACATGGAAGAGGGCGCGGATCGTGCAAAGCTCGCTCAACAGTTGCTCGGGAAGAGCGGGTCAGAGCTTGCACCGTTGCTCAACGGCGGATCGGATGCCATCAAAGACCTCACGCAGAGAGCACATGACCTCGGGCTTGTGATGAGCGATGAGGCGGTGGATGCCGGGGTTAAGCTGGGCGATACCATGGATGATGTGAAAAAATCCATGGGTGCGCTTAAAAATCAGCTTGGTTCCTCGCTGACTCCGGTTGTGCAGAAGTTTTCGGATCAGATTCTCAAATTCATGCCGAAATTTCAATCAATGTTTGACAAGATCGCGCCATCCTTGGAGACATTCATGGATGCGATGCTTCCGGTTCTGGTGGACTTGGGAGAACAAGTACTTCCGCCACTTCTTGACCTCTTGACCGGTTTGCTCGTACCGCTCATGGATATTGTCAAGGCGGTTCTGCCTGTCATCTGCGAATTGCTCGCGACACTGGTGCCGCCTCTGGTGGAGATCGTTCAGGCGATCATGCCGGTGTTGGTAACGCTTGTGGAGGCACTCACGCCGATCCTCAAAGCGGTGGTTGAAATACTCAAACCAATTCTTGACTTGGTTGTGCAGCTGTTACAGCCGCTGCTTGACCTCATCAACCGGATCCTTGGACCGCTGACCGACCTCTTCAACGGTGTTGGAGATGTTTTGAACTACGTTCTCGGGCCTGCCATCGAGGTTGTCGGTGGATTGTTGGAAAATCTGCTCGGTCCGGCATTTGAAGTCGTTGGAGACATCGTTGGTGCGGTGTGTGATGTAATCTTTGGAGACTGGTCTGCATTGGGCGATAAATTGAAGGGACTTTGGGAAGACTTGAAGAGCTTTGCGGCATCCATCTGGGAGGAGATTTCCAGAATGGCTGATGCGGCGGTTGAGGCAATCCTTGGAGCTGTGGATGATGCAGAGACGGCAGCGGCAAAAGGACGTGCGGCAGGATACTCTTCATCCGGCATGAGCGAAGAGGAAGTCAATGCGAAGGTTGCACA